CCCTGGAGCAGATCAAGAAGGTAGGCCTTGATGTAGCCAAGGCCATCCCTGCACCCTTTGAGCAGATGCAAGAGACGCTGTTCACTATCTTCTCGTCCATGGATACGGACCTGAAGGGTGCAAAGAAGCTCTTGACAGAGTTTTCTAAGGCCGCTGTTGCGGGCCAGGTTGATCTCGCTGACGCAGCGCGCGGTACTATCGGTATCCTGAACGCATACAACATGACAGCTAAAGACGTGAATCGCGTCAATGACGTCATGTTCGAACTGGTTCGCAAGGGTGTTGGTACGTACGCAGAGTTCGCCAAGACGATCGGTCGAGCTACGCCGTCTGCAGCACGTGCTGGACAGTCTATCGAAGACCTCGCGGGCATGCTGGCATTCCTTACACGTAACGGTCTCAGCACCGCGATGGCAGCTACGTCCGCTGCACGTGCTATGGATGCACTAGCCAACCCTAAGACTGTTAAGCACTTCAAAGAAATCGGCATTAACGTCAAGAACGCTCGTGGCGAGTTCCGGCCCATGTCTGCCATCATGACAGAGCTGGGCAAGAAGATGAAAGACATGTCAGCGCCTGAGCGAGCCAAGGCGTTGCATGAGCTCTTCCTGGGTAGTGGCGGAACTATTCAGGCTCGACGTTTCTACGACTTGGCTGTCAAGAACTTCACGGACTTGAATAGTCTTACAAAGTCGATGCAGAACTCGTCGGGCGCGATGAAGAGTGCCTACGACATTATGTTCAAGCAGCCGCAGTCACAGATTCAGCTGCTGAAGAACAACTACGAGGCACTCAAGGTTGAGATGGGCGAGGCGCTGCTGCCAGCCCTGATGAAGGTTCTCCAGTGGACCATGAAGCTGGTAACCTGGTTCAACAACCTGAGTCCAACGACTAAGAAGTGGATTGGCTACGCCACTGCGATAGTGAGTGTGCTAGCACTTGTCGTGGGTGCTATTGTTGTTGTCGTTGGCGGTATCCTAATGCTGGTGGGTGCCGCTGCGGCTGCAGGTGTCAGTCTCGGTACTGTAGGCTTGATCATCCTAGGCGTAGTGGCCGCCATCGCCCAGATAGCGGTAATGGTCTGGGCGACCATCAAGAACTGGAATGTACTGGGGCCGTACTTCACAGCGCTCTGGAACGGCATCAAGGGTGTGTTCGTTGGTGCCTGGAACTTCCTTTCCAACCTCTTCAAGACCGTATGGCCTCCGATCTGGAATGCAGTCAAGGCAGGCTGGAATGCTGTAGTCATCATCTTCAAGGTGATCCTGGCAATCATCCTGACCTTCCTGATCATCCAGTGGAAGCTGTTCATCAAACCCATTTGGGAATTCTTCAAGTGGGCCTGGGGCTTCATCAAGGGTGCCTGGAACGTTATCGTCGGGTACTTCAAGTGGGCCTTCACTATCGCCTCCACGGTGACGAAGATCGGCTGGGCAGTCATCAAGACTGTCTTTGGAACGTTCTGGCGTTGGGTCGGACCGTACGTAAAGACTGGCGTACGCGTTGTCCAGTCCATCTGGAACTCCATGTTCGGTCCCATCAAGAGCGTGGCACAGACTGCATGGAATGCTATTCGGGGTGCTGTCACTCGCTTCTGGGGAGCGATGAAGACGGGCTTCCGGGCTGGCAAGGATGCTGTCATTGCCATCTGGAACGGGATTAAGAAGCCCCTTGCTGGTCCCGTCAACTTCCTGATCAACACGATCTGGAATAACGGTATTGCCAAGGCCTGGAACACTGCCGTCGACATCGTCGACTTGCCTGGCAAGTTCAAGGCGCCCCATCTGGGCGGTATCAAGGTTGCTACGGGTGGACACATTCGTGGCCCTGGTACTGCTACGTCGGACTCCATCCCTGCGAGGCTGTCCAACGGTGAGTTCGTTGTCAAGGCTGCACAGACCAAGAAGTGGCTTCCGGTCCTGCATGCTATCAACAGCGGCTTCATGCGGGAAGGCATTATCCCAGGATTCAAGGATGGTGGCCTGATTGGGAAGATCAAGGGAGCTGCCGGCTTCCTCAAGGACGTCTTCACCAACCCGATGGCTGCCGTTAAGAAGCTTCTGTCGTACCCGCTACGTGCCCTAAGCCAGATCACGGGCAGCAAGTGGGGACAGGTTGTATCTGCTGCACCGCGTAAGATGATCGACATGATGGTCCAAGGCTTCAAGGCCATCTTCGAGAAGTACGGGATGTCTGGCGTCACCGGCGTGGTAAGGGCAGCCCAACGGTGGCTGGGTGTAGGCGACACTGGTGCCGACAACCACAACATGTTCACTAGTCGCTGGGGTATGCCTGGTGCGCCGTGGTGTGCCATGTTCGTCAGCTCCTGTGTGGAGGCTGCCAAGGCACAGAAGCTGTACAAGGGTTACCCGACAGCAGCGGTGGCTGGGTACGCTAACGCTATGAGGCGGGTGTCGTCCACCTCTGGTAGGCCCGGAGACCTGATGGCCTACCGAGGATCAGGCCCCGGCGGCTGGGGACACATCAACATCATCGAGAAGATCCTCGGCGGTTCAACGTACGGGACCATCGGCGGCAACGAAGGCCCCCGAGTCAAGCGTGGCGTCCGAAGCGGCGGTACCGTTCTTCGTCCGGGCTTCAAGGCTGGTGGACTTGTCGACGCTATATTCGAAGACAACTTCGATAGGCGCGACAGGGAGAACCCGCTACTCAAGGCATACAGGATCATGCTCGCAGACACTGGTGGGTACCTGCGTCCGGGTTTGAACGCCGTGATGAACAAGACGGGTCGAAACGAGCGCATCCTTAGTCCTGGCGAGACCGACCGGTATGAGAGCAGTTCCAGGGGCTTGCCGCCGATCAACGTCTACACGAACGAAATCGACCCGCGCCTCCACGCGGCACAGCTGGGTTGGGAATTGGAGCGCCGAGTTGTCTAGCGCTGAAGGTGGTGAGTAGCCAATGGCACCCACTCTGAATGACTACGAATACATGCTCGACGACGATGGAGTGTTGCTGAACGCCGAGAGCGCAGGCGTCACAGCAGTGCTGCCCTGGATAGACGTGAACAAGATTAGTGGCCTCGACAGCCCTGAGTTCCGTACTGCGCAGCGTGACCACGAAGGCGTCGATGGTGGTTACATCGACTCCGAGTTCATGAGTATGCGGACTGTCGTCCTCGAGGGAACGATCTACGCTGACCCTGCAGATGCTGACACCCTCTGTGACGCGCTTCGATACAACTACCGCCCCACGTCAGAGACCAGGCCCTTCTACTTCAAGCACCCCAACAAACCGCCCCGTGTGGTGTTTGGCAAAGCTCAAGGGGCGCGGTATGACGTGGAGCAACTTCGTCGTTGGGGTAGCACTGCCGTACAACTAACGATCGTTTGTCCTACGCCGTACATCTACGATGCCGATGAGATCGTTGGCATAGGTGACCTGGGCGGGCAGGATACTGGCCACGGCTTCAACCACGGCTTCGATTACGGGTTCGGCGGCAACAATAACTACGACGGCAGCGTAGCTGTTTTCAACGCAGGCAACCACGTTGCCTACCCTACAGTGATCATCAACGGGCCGATCTCTCAGCCTGCGCTGATTGAGAGCAGTACCGGTAAGCGCGTAGCATTCGATGTGTCACTGTCAAACGTTGACTGGCTCGAAGTCGACTTCCGTAGACACCGTGTTACGCTAAATGGCGTATTCAGTAAGCGCAGCTCGTTGCTGACTGGCCCTCGCTCATGGTGGTCGATACCGCCAGGCACATCCAGCATCAAGTTGACAGGCACGCAAGGCAGCGGTACGGGTAGCGCCATCGCCGTTGCTGATAGTGCTACTGCGGACTACATCGAGGTCACTGATGCCGACGCCGGTGATGTAGTCGTTGGTGATCGGGTCCACCTGTACGATACCAGTAACGTGATGAAAGAGACGACGCTCTTCACGGTTACTTCGAAGACTATTCTAGGCACAGGGAACACGCAGATCTTCTTCACGCCGAGTGCTGCGACGGTGCCTCTGACCACTGACAAGGTCATCGCAGGCAATGCCACGTTCCAGGTGTCTATGCGTTCGACGTATTACTAGGGAGCATCAATGGCAGCAGTTAACCCGCCTGCATTCATGCAGGCCCGGACCGATCACTCAGCACTGACGCACCGCAGGCAGACGATGCTTCTTGCTGGCAACGGCTGGAACAGCATTGGCGACACTGTTCCCAAGGGTGGTGTTCACCCTACATGGGGTGGCCGTCTCGCTGTGACCGGCAGTGGCTCTCTGATGCAGGTCACTGTAGCTAGTGGGCTAGCAGGCATTCCGCATAGTGCTGCCTTCGGCGGGCTGTACGCAGCATACAACGATGCCAACGTGACGTTGAGCGTCGACGCTGCACACTCCACGCAGTACAGGCGAGACGTAGTCATCGCTGAAATCCTGGACACTGCTGATGGTGATGCTAGCGATGCGTGGCAGCTCCGCGTGGTCAAGGGAACCAACAACGCGACGGCACCGGCACCGCTGCCGAGTACGCCTGCCAAGAGCATCTGGCTGAGCACGATCAACGTGGACCCCAGCATCACCAACCTGTCCGGCAAGGTATCTGACTCCCGCATCTGGCTGAACACTGGTGGCGGCACACTGCTGGGTACGGCCAGCTTCAAGCCGACTACGCCAGCCACTGGCACACTGGTCACCGACGTTGATGGTCGTCGGCAGCTGTCCTACTGGGATGGTTCGGCTTGGCGGTTCATTGCGGACAACGCCTGGACAGCCTACACGCCGACTACGTCCGGCTTCGGTACAGGCACGTTCACCACACGGGCGGGGCGGTACAAGTACATCGCAGAGAAGACGATCGCCATCCGGATCGACATCATCATGGCAACCAACGGTACGGGTACGTCGAACATAGCCGTGGGCCTGCCGGCAACGCCTTCGCGAGCTGGCGTCGAACAGAACATCGTTGGAAGGTTCGACGACGGCGCTAACACCTGGTACGCAGGTGTCGGTTCTGTCCTGAGTATCGGCTCGGGAGCACAGATCGATCGTGTTCGATTCCCCCTTACGGGAGGCTCTGCAGCAGACCTCGACTCGTACAGGGGTCAAGACATCGATGCTGGTCAGGCATTCCACCTGACTGGTATCCTAGAACTGGCGTGATGCTCCGTGGCTGCCAAGTACTCATACGTAGCAACCGACCTACTGACGGGTCGCGTGCTGGGTGAAGTACCCCTCCACGGCGTAACGATAGACAGGCAACTCAACAAGACGGGCAACTGGCAGGGCTCAGCCAACCTCGACAGTGAGATCATCACCAACGAGGACTTGCTCGAGTGTACGCAACCTGGCCGTACAGGGATGTACGTGTACCGGGAAGACCAGATCGTCTGGGGTGGGATCGTCTGGTCTAGGACCTACCAGTCGCAAGCCAAAGCATTGCAGATGACTGGACAGACCTTCGAGTCGTACGCATACAGACGTATCTACCGTCCGACTACGACGATCAAGTACAACAAGGCGCAGTGCGCCATCATCAACGATCTCTGGAAAGACCTCCAGAATAACATCGACAGCGGCATCGGCGTAGAAGAGGCCAGCCTCCCCAGCGGTGACGTTGTCAGAGAGCTGACTGTCAACCCATGGGACTTCAAGTCGTACGGGGAGCACATCGACGACCCACTACTGAACTTCGACGACTCTCCTGAGTATACCATTGAGTGCTACGAGGAGAATGGTGTCCCACGTAAGCGCCTAGTGCTTGGATACCCGCGCATAGGTACACCAGCAGCGTTCACGGATCTGGTTGTCGACTACCCAGGTAACATCCTGAACTACTGGTGGTCGGAGAGCGCCTCGAGAGCTGCCAACGCAGTCTGGGCTACAGGTGATGGCGACGAGGGTGCCATGAGGGTGGGTTACGCTGCTCTGCCTACGTACTCAGGCTACCCGCTGATGGAGGTGCACACTTCCCATCAGGGGGTGACGCGGCCCGAAACTATCACTGCGCATGCAGTAAAGGATCTGGCAAATGCTCCACTGCCGAAGCATAACAAGACGATCCAGATCAAGGCCGATGAGCAGCCTGAATTTGGTACCTACAGTCTTGGGGATGATGCCAAGCTACAGATTGTAGACACGCGCTTCCCTGAAGGGGTCGACACAGTAATCAGAGTCGTGGGATGGAACATCACCCCGTCGAGTTCTGATGCTGTCGAAGAGATCCTCCTCGTCATCGAGGGCAGTGAGGACGGTGCTGACGTATGAGCATCCGCCCTCCGAACTGGCCACCGAATGATATCGTTCGTGACGTCATTGATTTGCGTCGACGTACTAGGCATCTCGAAACGCAGGCGAACGGATCTGCCTGGTACGACTACGACCCTGTATGGTCGTCGTCTGGGACGACTCCGACGCTTGGCTCAGCAGGGCCCACTATTGGTCACTACCAGAGAATAGCCAGTACCTGCATCACCGTGATCGATGTGACCTTCGCAGGTGACACAGCCTTTGGTACTGGTACCTACACCTGGAGCCTACCGTTCACGTCTCATGCAGCTTACGGGTTCGTGGGCGTTGCACACATTAACACATCAGGCGGCACGCGCTATGGCGGTCAGGCTGCCATTAGCGCATCCGACACCTTCTCATTGTTCTTCCCCACCAGTGGTTCGCCGCACACACTATCAGGCCAAACCAACACTGTACCTGTCACCCTAGCTTCGGGTGACAGACTCCGTATAGAGGTCGCATACCGAGTAGCTGAAGGTAGTTGACATGCCGATGCGCGCCGTACGCGCTCTGGAGCGTACAATGTACGAGATGCCGTTTGAGGTGCTGCTAACCTCGATGTGCCTCATTACTGGTGTGCCTATGGCGTTCGGTATTATTCCGCAACCTAGTAGTCTTGTTTCGGAGCTGCCTACTTGGGCAGTACGATGCTGGGGTGGACTACTATCCTTTGGAGGCTTGATGACACTAGTCGGCCTCACGATGAGCCACCTCACCACACGGCGTAGGTTCCTGGAAGGCCTGTATGTAGAGGCTGGTGGCTTGTTCGCCCTGGGGGCGGGGTCGCTAGTGTTTAGCCTAGGCATTGCTGCTGCTCAGGGCACCCGTGCTACCTTTAGCATACTGGTGTACCTTATGGTGTCCCTGTCGTGCTACTTTCGCTACAGGAGTCTGAAGCGTACAGTGCACAAGATGCGCCATGCCATTGAGCTTGAAAGGAAGCTCCAGAATGGCGACTGAGTCTTGGCTAGTGCCCGTGATCACAGCTATCATGGGTGGTGGGTTCGTAGGTGCTATCGCACAGGTGCTGGGAGCGCGCAACACCTCGCGACAGATTCAACTCGAAGAAAAGCGAAACCCTGCTGACGTCAGTACACTACTGCTAGGCGGTGCATCTCAAGCAGTCACTGTTCTAACCAACTCACTGCAGTGGGCGCAGGAAGAACTTAGTGGACTCAAGCAGGAGCAGGCAGCAGACAAGCTACGCATCCGCGAGCTCATGGCTAGCAACGATGCTAAGGACATGCGGATCGCTGAGATGGAGCGGGAACTTCATATACTCAGGCGGCAGGTGGTAGATATCCAAACAGCGTTAGACCGAGCACAAGCACGCATCAACGAGATGCGTGGCGGCAGCAATGGACATGGAGAGTCATGACTGAACGTAAGGAAGAAAACCTGGTCATGCGTGTCGACCAGAACCCAGCAGCTCACCAGCCGACAGAGGGTGACGAGGAGGAGGTCCTCGAGGAGCTCTACGGAGAGCCCGATGAGCTGGGCTACTACACAGGAGGGGAGACTTCCTGATGGGAACAGCAGCAGCTATGCTGGCTCAGGCTCGGAAGTCTATCGGAGTCGCGGGACGTCCGAACTACATCACACGGGAGTACGGCAAGCGTCACGGCGACGTGTTCCTCAGGGCGCCGTGGTGTGACATGGCTGTCACCTACTGGGCGAGGCACAGTGGTAACGCTGCAGCAGTCCTGCCTGGTGGTGATCGTGCCTACACCGTCTGGCACGCCGAGGACTTCCAGAAGCTGGGCACCTGGTATACAGGTACCGTACAGAACCTCAACAAGGCCAAGCCCGGCGATGTCGTGTTCTTCGACTGGGGTGCTACCAACTCCATCGGGGCCATCGACCACGTTGGAGTCATCGAGGCCGTCCTCGGTGATGGACGCGTCCAGACGATCGAGGGCAACACCGGCGACGCATGCAAGCGACGTGTTCGTGGCGCATCAGAGATCGCAGGGTACGGACGGCCCAAGTACGATGACAGCGACAGTGACTGGATGGAGGACATCGTGAAGAAGCTTCCGCTTCTGAAGAAGGGCGACACCGGCGAGCACGTCGAGACGCTACAGGGCCTGCTGCACGCTCGCAGCCACCCCGAGGTGGTCATGAACGGTACGTTCGATGCAATCACCGAAAGAGCTGTGAAGGAAGTCCAGCGCTGGGGCGGCATCGAGACCGACGGCGAGGTCGGCCCGAAGACGTGGCCCGTCCTACTACGGGTGCACTAAGCACGACTGAAGGAGGCGAACGCAATGTTCGTCAAGAGGTACCGCAAGTTCATCCTGGCAGCAATCGCAGGGCTGGTGGTTCTCCTAACCGCCCTAGCTGACGACAACGTGACTACGGCCGAGTGGTGGCAGATCGCCGCCGCTGTTCTCGGTCCTCTGGGCGTAGTGCTCGTACCCAACGAGCCCAAGCGTCCTACTCCCACTCAGCCGCTGCGTACACCCGACAAGTTCGTGTAGACCGCTGCCAGAGACTGCTGGCCCGCTACTCCGCCTCGACAGAGGCCCTTCCGGAGTAGCGGGCCAGCTTACTGTTCGCTAGGAGGACTCTTCATGTCCTCTGCGATCTCATCTTCAGGCGTGTCGTTAGGACCCTTGACTCGGTTACCCCAGCCCGTGTGGTCTTGCTCTCCCGAAGAAGGGGGTGGACTAGTAGCAGCAGCCCAGCGGTGAATGAACTCGAGTCCGCCCTGGACACTACCTTGTAGGGCAGCCTCTTGGTGGACAGCGAGTTCGCACACGGACACGCCCCCCATGACGAGTACCGCGTCCACACGGAGTCTGCGACCGTCGAGGACGTCACCGCGCATCCAGCAGAAGACACAGTACATCAGATGGCCTCGTGGAGGCCTACGCGCAGCTGCTCCAGCATGGGGTAGAAGTGCTTCTCGGTGCAGAGATACCTGACGACGTGCCTACGTGCGTCGTTGAGATGCCCTCCCTTAGTAGACTCGTACAGACCTAGTGCCTTGAGCTTCTTGTCGCTGGCCCACTCCTTGCGAGAGGGGGAAGGGTACTGAGCCTTGACGTGGGGGTGCATCTGTGCCCAGCGCTTGACGACTCCGATGTACTCGAGGCTGACCAGCTCAGCTGCGGGGTTGGCTCTGTTGTCAAAGCCTTCGCAGAGGAGGTGGAGCTCGGAGTCCTGGCGAGCAGGACGCAGCTTGGTACTGATGAGGGAGTCCAGCGCCAGGTAGTGGTTCGGGTGATCGATCTCCCCGGCGTCCCAGAAGGGCGTACCTGAGCTCCAGGTGGAGCTCTTGTCTTTGGCCGTGATGGTCACCTTAGCCCAGCCGGTAGTGCCTCCGGGGTCGAGGCCGAGGACTACGATGGTGTAGGTCATCTGACCTCGAATCGGTAGGTTCTTACCGGTCCGTACAGAACCGTAAGTGTGTCGATGCGATCACGGATGTCGTCGAGGTCCTGTCGTACATCCCACGCGCCTGTGTACACGACGGACTTCAGGACCGATCCGTTGGATGCCAGTGTTGCCAGACCGTAGATGACTTGCTGCGCGCGGCCGTGAGGGATGTAGATCGCCTGGTGCTGCTTCGGTCCTACGAAGCCGTTCTCCTTACACCAGGTTTGGAACTGCTTGAAGTCACCTGTCACGACGAGGGTGAGTTCTCGCACCGTACGAGACGGCTGCGTGTCCAGTGCAGAGGACCCTTTGCGTCTAAAAAGACGCACTATCCTCTTCCAGATCTTGTTCACTGTCTCCCACTTTGTCAGTTGTGCGGACTGCGCTTATTAGACTTATTGAGAATCTCAAGATCCTCTGGGGCTAGCTAAGCTGTTAACCTCGCTAGTTCCGAAAGTCTCTGAGCGTCTCGTAAAGTCTTATATAAGTCTCTAGCGCGCTAGCTCACTCAGAGATCGAGTGAGCTGGGACGGTCACAGCTTAACGCCAGCCTTGACGAGTGCATCCTCGAGCTGATCGAGTTCAGCCTGTAGCTCGTTGATCTTGTCGATCACGGTACTACGCCTCCTTCGGAGGGCGGCGAGCTGGTCCGTCTTCTTGACGTAGAGTATGTTGTCTGGGCTGAGGTTGGCCCTGTCGTTGTCGTGGAAGATGACGCGCTCGTCAGCGTGGGGCTTGCGGCCATACTTCTTGAGACCCACCAAGTGGTGAGTTGCTACCCTTATGGGTTTGCCGTCGTCACCCTCGATGTAGGTGTAGCTGTAACCGTTCTGAGAGACGATGACGTCACCGACGTTGCGTTTTTTCCTGGGCGGCATCTTTCCTCATCCTCGCTCTGTAGCGTTCGATTGTACGTTCGCTGACACCAACACGGATTGCCTGCTCCGCAACCGTGTCGTACGGGTTCCTCCTAACTGCTAGGAGGAACTGGTCGTAGGCCTTGGGCGGGTTGGTAGGTACGAACTTCTTTGTTCTCGCAGGTGGCACTACCTTGGGTCTACCTGCCATGTCCCATCGCTTGTAGCAGCTCTCGCAGAGACCGAGTGCTCCTTCGAGCTTGTTGGAGCTGCGTCGTCGCTTTCTAGTCTTTCTGCAAAGTGGGTTCTTGCAGACGTCTTTGCTATACGGCTCCCCAGCTGTCTCCGACGGTGGTGTCTGTTGCGAATTGGACATAGTCCCCTACCAGCTGTTGTGCGGACTTCAGCATCAGATCGTTGAGAACCTGACCGACTTCTTCTGCATCCTTTTCACGGCACTCGGCCATGATGTTGTCGTGGACGATGTTGCGTAGTTGTGCCTTGCCTCTGAGAGCAGGCCTAGCCCAGGTGAACGCACGAAGACAGAGATCGGAGCTGATGCTCTGCGGACGGAAAGCTAGTCCTTCCTTGATGCACTTGTTGATGTTGTGTGCTGTCAGGAGGTGGAATCTCCTACGTCGTCCGAAGGGGGTAGTGAGGACGCGCTTGCTGCGGATGTCGTCTTCGACGCTCTTCTGGTACGCCACGATGTGAGGGATGACGTCAAAGAAAGCATCCATACCGGATTGGGCTTCCATGACACCGATCTTGAATTCCTGTGCGATGGAGAGTGCCTCTCGGCCGTAGCCAAGCCCGTAGACGTAGGCCTTGACACGGATTCGCTTTTCTTTTTTCTCGGCAGGCGATAGATGGGATATGTCACCATAGAGAACAGGAGCGAGTTCGTTGAAGAGGTCCCGATCACCATCGTTGAAGATGCTCCGAAAGTACTCTTCCTGAGCGAGCCAAGTGAGCACGCGAAGCTCAGCTTGGCTGTAGTCGACTGAAACGAAGACGTTCCCCGCGGAGGCTGGAATGAACTGAGAACGGATCTTGCTTCCTCGGGGGACATTCTGAAGGTTAGGGTTCCGGCAAGCGAGCCGTCCCGTTGTTGTACCATGAAGAAGGAAACTGGGGTACACACGACCTTGGTAGAGTCGCTTTCGGATTCCCTTGACGTACGTGTTTCCGGTGTAGTAGAGTTTTCCATTCCGCCTCGCTAGCCAGTTGGCGTTACGTGTCGACACACACCAGACAGTACCTGTGTACTCCACCTCCTTGATCTCGAGTCCGTTCTTGCCTCGTGCTGCCTGTAGTGGTTGATGCCAGATGCCCCTCTGGATGAGCATCCGGTAGGCGTTGTTGTACCAGCCGATGCTAGTCGAGATACCAAGCAGGGTACAGGCTAGCTGCACTGCGAACAGCTGTTCAGTGTTCTCCTGAGAGATGCTGTCTAGTGCATCTCCCTTTGTACATCCGTCTCCTAGAATGGAGACGTCGACGAACAGTTGGAGCTGCGCCTTGGTGAGCGATCGGATGAACTCCGGGTTAACCACCTTATGCTTGAGGAACACCTCCTTGAATTCGTTGGCCATTCTGGCACCGATGTAGAACTCTGTGATGCGTTCAGTCGCTTGACGCTCTGACCAGTAGAGTCTGTTCCTATCGGGATTGGGGTAGAGCGTTGTCAATGCGCGTCGGATACGGAGTACGTTGGGCTCGTTGACAGCATGTGATTGGATGATGTTGAGTCCAGGACCGTCAACACTACCCTCTGTCCAGAGCCAGGCAACGAGCTCTACGAACTCGTCTCGGTACTTCGGTACCGTGGGGAGGTCTGCACAAGGGACTGCCTTGGGAATCCTGTCGTTGCTTCGTACGGTGTCCGTCGTCTTCCAGAGCCAGCCGTGACGTCCGCCGGACCTGATCGGTTGCCGGTTAGTGAGCCAGCGGTGGTCGTGCGTAGTCAGCGCAGAGAAGGTCTTGCCTTCCCAGGAGACCAGGTTGTGTCTGCCCGGGTACAGATGTACGCCTTCAACTGTATCCCATTCACTGAGTCCTGTCTCAGGGTTGACTGAGAGTGTCTGGTCGCCCTCGCGGACCTCGTTGAAGCGAAGCCACCCTCGCTGGGTGAGGATCTGCGTATCCTCATCAACACAGCCGTAGAGCTTGGCATTCTCTCGCCACTCCAGCATTGTTGATAGGAAGTCGAACTCCCGTGATTCGGGGTCGAACTTCTCTGACAGACCCCGCAGCGTCTCTTCGTCGGTGCTCTTAGCTGGTTGTCCCTTCTGGTTCCTCTTGAGGGGGATGCTGATACTGAAGATGTCCTCGATAACCTCCTTGACCTGCTTAGGCGAGTTTGGGTTGAAGTCTGACCACTCAGGATCGTCGATGAGTCTGACTAGCTTGTCCTTGATTCCCTCTAGGACATCCAGGTACTCAGTAGTCAGTTTAGTGTTGTAGTCAACGTCGATTTTGATCCCGTTGAGCTCCAGGAACACCAACTGGTTTGAAGCTGCTACACGATGATCGTGGTCCGCGCGCTCGTCAGGACTCAGACGCTCCTCGTAGTAGTCCTGCAGATCCCAGGTGATCGAGACGTCGTACGCGTTGTATCGATCCAGCTCGTCTACCGGGATGACGCCGTAGCCGTTCTTCCTCGGTTCGTACTTGTCGAGCTCGTGCTTCCAGTCAGGAGTGCCCAGCAGTTCGATACCCTGGTAGTCAAGGGAGTGAACCCCTCGACGTTCGTCCTTGGCGTAGCTAGCGAGCATCGTATCGAACTTCAGCTCGAGTGCTCCGACGTGAGGGTAGAGCCCTGCGATGTCGTACTTGCCGTTCTGTGCTGTCAGGTCCTTACTTCGAAGCAGATCACCGAGAGCGGCTAACACCCGAGAGTCCCGAAGGGCGTTGCGCTCGATGACCACGACACGCTTCTTGTCGTAACCAAGACCGATACACAGGAGCTCGTAGTTGTTGGGATGATCGTACGCTACGTCCTTCTCGATGTCCGTCTCGATATCGATCACCAACCGCCGCCCCGTGTGGTTCTTGACCTCCTTTAAGACGGCGATGGCCTCGGATACAGTGTCGTATACTACGTACTTCGGTGGCTCCCAGGGAACCTGCTTGCGGTTGATCTTGGAGATGTCCTTCACGAGTGAAGGGAAGAAGTCCGGGTTGCGCAGGCACGCGGCGGGATGGAAGGTAGGAACCACACGGATGTGTTCTGCGTATGGTGATGGCTTGCCAGGTCCGACTCGGAGTTTGGTCACGCCATCCGCACTGGCGAGCAGGGACTGCGAAGCAACGTTCCCGAGAGCGACTGCTGTCTCAACACCACGTTCCGTCAGCTCGTGGATGAGTCGAGGCCTGCATGCCTTGATAGCTCCTGCAGGCGGTGACATGTTCTCGAGGCCTGGGGGCCTACAGAGCGTCGCATTGGTGAGGAGTACCTGTCGACGGGTGATGTTGTAGTGGTTGTTTACCTTGTCGAGGAGTTGGCCGCTTACGCCAATGAAGGGCTTGCCAGCGTCTACCTCTTGACGCCCTGCAGCTTCGCCTACGAAGGCGATACGAGCCTTTGCTGGTCCGTCGCTAGGGACGAAGAGGCCGTCCTTCTGCAACGGGCAGTTCTCGCACTCTGCTGCAGGATGCTTTCGGACGACCTCTTCGACTTCTTCACTCACGCATTTGCTCCGAGCTCTAGTTCGAGTACACCAGAGACGATGTGGCTGGGCTTCTCAGCCAGTGAGCTCACTACCTCACCATCAATAAAGATGGCCGGTGGCTGCTTGTGCACGTAACCTTCTGCCTCCACGGAGGCTATAAGCTTTTGTGCCGACTCAAAGAGTTGTTGACGTACCGTGCTATCGTCTCGCAAGTCTTTGGGCGTATGCGGCTTGAGGGTAGCGCTCACACAGATTGTGGTGGTGCGCACAGTCAGCGTCGTGGTCACGTCGACGCTGGTTGCGTACGACCCGGCCAGCTCACCGATCTTCGTGAAGTGGTCTCTCATCGATTGTTCTCCCCCGGACAGAGGCCCACAGCCTTGACGAGTAGGTGAAATGGTGACCGCTTCAGTCGAAAGCATACCGGGCAGAGGAACTTCTCTACGAGTCGCTTACGTCGTCGCACTCTTCCTCCCGATTCGCCTCGTACTCACGAAGCTCGTTTGCAGCAGCTGTCATGTGCGACGACATGATGTCTAGCACATCCGCGATGCGTCCGGCGTCGGGTACGAGCTTGAGTTCCAGGTCAGCCATGTGCCCATCCTTCTAGGGTGGTGATGTTATGCGTAAGTAGCTCGGTGTTGAACTCTTCAGGCTCGAGTTCGAAGTAGTTGTCAGGACGCTTGAGGTCCTCGTGGGCTTCGTTGATATCGAGACCGTGGTATGCATACACGTACGGCATCGATGTGTCCATACCACGTACGCAGTTCAGGTACCTGATGTGCAGGATCTCGTCCGGGAGCTGCGGAGCAGTTCCGAGGAGGTGTACGGGGTACATGTCTCCGTACGACCGCTGTATGCGTTCAGCTAGTCGACAGCGGACGCTCTTGTCGACACTCTTGACTAGGTGCTTGGGGATCCCGATCGTAGTGATGAAGGGGTACTTCGTGAACTCAGCGACGCATCGCACCAGCTCTTCGTACGTACGCCCCTGAACGACTGCCATGTAGTTCATGCCCTGGTACGTTTCGAGAAGCTCGATCCGCTTACGACGGGTGACCTTGTCGAAGTGCTGGACCTTGTCCAGGGTTGAAGCCATGTCGCCGAGCGTGTCCGGGATGACTACTTCACTGACGCTGAGCTGTGCGGCTCGCTCGAGTAGTTCGACAGCGTTGAGTGACACTCCCTCGAATGCGCCGTTGTCCAGGATCGTGTAGGACACTGCTGTGTCCGATCGCCACACGAAGTTGTCGTACAGGGGGTGCCCCATCAACTGAGGCAGGTAGAGGTAGTACCCTTCGGGGGTATCTCTGACAGATGCACCGCACAGAGAGAAGGGCGGGATCAGTGCGAGCTTGGCCATTACTGCTCCCCCTTCGGGGTCTCGATGTCTGCAGGCGGCACCACGTCCGGACGGTTCGTGTAGAACGTAATGTTCTGAGGGGCGTCCTCACCGTAGGCATCGTCGAGCATGTGGTTCAGCAGCCACAGTCTGATGTACGTGTACCGAGCGTAGTTGCCCAGGTCGAGAACCTCCTGCATGGCCTCCTCGAGAGTGTTGACGGTGAGGAACTTCAGCGGCCCGTACTTGTCTGCACCCTCGTCGTGACGCTCCTGGGTACGCTCATCGTACTCGTTATTCGCAGCGTTGATCAGCTGCGCAAGACTCGGCTGTTCGGGCATCTCGTCCTCCTTGTTGGCGTACTGTTCGAACTCGTAACCCATCATATGATGGAGGACTTGTTGAACCTCAGCTCGTTCAGGTTCCGCGTGTTGGCATACATCTGGTCGAGGTCCTTGATGCCCAGAAGCGCCGCCGCCGCGAACGCGTAGACGAAGACGTCCATGAGCTCGGAGATCATCTGATGCCTAAGGTCATCGAAGGTATCCGTACCTCTGTCGACCTTCTTGACCAGGTTGGCCAGCTCGCCAACCTCCCCGGCGAGGCTGAGCACCTGGTGCGGCAGGTGCTGCACCTCGGGGAACCACCTGTGACCATCTTCTCCGGCCTGCTTGGCGAGGTTCTGAAGCGTCATGTCGTGTCATGCCCTCTCTTGAGTGGGATGGTAATCCAGAGTGTGCAGCTGTCTTCCGACAGCCCGGGGACGAGGTAGGCCCCCATCCCCGGGCACTGCTTGGTATTGAACTCGAAGTCGCTACCGTCACTCTGGACGACTATAACAGTGTCGACTTCGATTTCATCCATCGTTACCGGGGCCAGGCCTTGAGACGTGCCTGCGCACGCCAGATGTAGCCCGGGTAGGGCATGTCGTATCCGGGCACCAGGAAGTTGCCGTTGGCGTTCGCTGAGTGGAACTGACTGATCGCCACGCGCAGGCGCTCGTTCGCGTTCACCTCTTCACACTTGAATTCGAACATGTAGTGCTTGTTGACGGGGGTGTGTGATGGCTCGTCGGGCGAGACGTTGCCGTTAGCATCCCAGAGCAGGTCGTCGTAGTGGACAGGGCCGTAGTCTTCGTCCGAGAAGAGCGTACTGTTCGTATTGAGCGTCGGACCAGACTGACCGTTCGGCTTGACGACACCGTCGATGTCAGGTAGGACGGTGCACTTACGGAGGCGAACCTGGAACTCAGTCTGGTGATCCTTGTTCGGCGACCAGAGGTCGCGGATCCACAGGGAGATGGTACCGTCGACCCAGTACCCGTTGGGGCTAGCCGGGCCGTTGATGATTGAGATACCACCACTGTTGGCGTGGTGCGAGTACGGGTCGGTGAGGTCCTCGTCGAAGTAGATGTCCGTGGGCTCACCGATGACTACTGCAGTATCCACACAGGGGATGGCCTGGTAGGCGCTGCCGGGCTTGTAGCCGTACCGGAGACGAACGGGCTGGTAGGGTAGTGGCATCACTTACCTCCGTTGACGTAGCTGAGGAACTCAGTCTTCGCCGTCTTCGCATGATCAGCAAAGACCCCGCGCATCTCAGCAGTACGCGTCTTCGTGCCAGGTGACTGTGCGCCGCGGATGGTCATGCACAGGTGCTCTGCCTCCATGATGACAGCGACACCGAGCGGCTCGAGATGATGTTCGATGCCGTCGGCGATCTGCATCGTGAGGCTCTCCTGCACCTGAAGGCTACGCGACGACGCCTTGATCAGGCGCGCGAACTTGGAGAGTCCGGCGATGAGCTTGTTCGGAACGTAGGCCACGTGAGCGTATCCCACGAACGGAATCACGTGGTGGCTACACACGCTGGAGAACGGGATGTCCTTCAGCATGATCATGTTCTGGCTCTCAGCCGGGAACGTCGTGAACTTGAACGGCTCGGGGGTAGTGAGCTCCTGAAGCATCCGCACGAAACGTGCAGGCGTAGCCGCCCCGTGTGGATTTGTGACATCCAAGCCGGCGGCATGGAATAGCACCGAGGCAGCCTGAGCCGTGAGCTCGCTCTGCATGAAGTCTTCAGTCATCGACCACGCTCCTGCGGATTGAAGATGTAGTTGTGAGTCTGGACGTTGAGGTACCAGTTCCGTCCAGGGTTCGCGACGAGGAGTCTGTCTACTAGGTCTCCAGCCTTGAGGTCGCCACCCCAGACTACACCGAAGTACACGTTGCCAGACCAGACAACTAGATCCAGTTCCTCGTAGATGTCTAGTGCCTCGTGGAGGTCGTCCACGTCCTTGCAGACGAACTTGATGCTGTTCTGTGTACCGCTGTGGCGATACACGTTCAGGAGATCGACGTTCGCCCGCCTGTTGCTTTCGTACTCGGGACTGAACTTCTCACCACTGCCAGCAAGCTTCCAGTCCATCACGAACGACGACCAGGTCGTCAGCTGTGCTGGAATACGCCGTGAGCCGTTCGTGAATGTTTCGACGGTGCAGCCGAGGTTGCACACAGCGCGCTGTGCTAGTCGCACGATAGCGTTGGTTGGCTGCAAGAGAGGCTCTCCCCCGGTAAGGCAGATGTTCCTCGCACCCTGCTCCTCCGCCATGCGTTGAATCTTGTCGAGGAGATCGTTGTTAGACGGGTACTGAGCTTCTTTCCGCCACTGCTTGGGCTCGATGGCGAACGGCGTATCGCACGGCCACCCAGGGCAACGAAGGTTGCACCCAGCGAAACGTACGAACTGTGTTGGTGTTCCTGTACGAGGGCCTTCACCTTGAACACTTGCATAGTGTTCTAGTAGACGCATCACCGACCTCCTTCTCTGTAGATACGCTTCCCGCGATACACGAGGTCGATCTGTAGACCGATGTTGAGGTTGCCTCCTAGGTCCATGCTGATCTCTGTCACGTTGTAACGTGCTCCTCGGATCAGCATGCGTTGTCCGGGTACAACCTCACCGAGGTCGATGACACCTGGGGTAGGCTCCGGACGTAGCAGGTCTACTTTGTGTTCGATCCGCTCGAGGTCTTCTGCATCGATACGGAACAACCAGTGCTTGGCACCGAGTAGCAGTACTGCCTGGAAGATCAGCTGTAGCCACTCGGACTGCCAGTTCTCGAACGTTGCTGCCCAGAACTCATTCCAGCCCTGGTCCCACATAGTGATGGCTTGTCCAAGCCATGAACCCAGGAACAGAATTGTCAGGATGTAGACGGCACCCCAACGCCGTAGGTGGCCGTTCCGTTCGAGGTAGCGTCTCACTAAGAAGACCTCCATGAGGCCCCGTTGACGGCCGTCTCCTGAACCTGAACCAGGATGCGCTCGACGTTGTTCCCCTGGACCTGCTCGGTCATGTACTCACCAATCCAACGGGCGAGGTTCTCCGTCGTGGGATCTTCCGGGACGGGCTTGAGTCCTGGCAGACGGACGAACTCTACGCCGTGCGGGTGGTACGGCTCCTTGCTCGGTGCGAGTGGCTGTGCCCAGGGGTCATCCTGGTTGAGCAGGATGTGATGGTCGAAGTTGTTGTCCAGGTAGGACCTGTACGCCTTCTTGAGATCTCCGAAGTCGATGCTGCACACTAGCCCGTTGGCGTCGACGGGACCGTACAGCGTCAGCGTGGCCCAGAACGAGTGACCGTGAATCGCCTGACACTTGCCAGGGGTCGTATACAGTCTGTGCGCTGCTTCGAAGTTGTGCTTGACGGAGATGCTCTGCACCATACTAGTTCCTCTTGTTGAAGTGGTCGATCACTACGCTAATCATCGCTGCAACGATGAACAGCAGGAAGATGACTATTGCCACCTGACCGACGAAGGTGAAGAACTGCCCCCAGGGCATGTCACCTGGCCCCCTTGACGCGTTCGATGTGAGGCACGTACGAGAAGGTACGGTATCGGATCCCGGTCTTGGAACTGCCTGCTCCGAAGACTACGGTGTACCACTTGCCGTTCTTCTTGTAGGGCTTCTTCGCCAGGAGGTCGACGTGGCCGTTATTGCTACTGAAGACCAGGTCGCCCGGTGCAGCAGCGTAGCGCGAGACGTGCACAGTCTTTGATGAGGCACGTTGGTCCCCGGACGTCCGCGGGAGCGAGATACCCTGCTTCTTGTAGGCGGTCTGGACCAGGCCACTGCAGTCGTAGCAACGCGGTCCCTCACCGCCGTAGCAGTAGTACTTGTCGTCTTGCGTCTTGGCCCAAGCCAATGCCTTGGAGGCCTTCGTGGCAGCGGCAGCCTGCTGCACGGCACTCTGTTTACTGACTGCAGCGTGCGCAGTGGTAGGCGCGACGACGTTCATCGAGAGCGTAGCGACGGCGGTAGCGATGGTCGAGGCGATGAGCTTTCCGAACTTCATGACTTGTTCTCCTTGTTGTGGGTTCTGTTCTTACTTGCTGATGGCGTGCTTCCAGTACTCGGTGTCCTCGTACTCCGTGTAGTCCTGCCAGGAGTCGGGCAGCTCGAGGTTACCTGTCTCCTTCATGTATCGCGCCTGAGCCTCAGCGATGGCCTCGAGGCGCTCGACGCAGGTGCCGCATCGGCCGCAGTGAGCGCTTCGACCCTTGTAGCAGCTCCAGGTCTCGTGAACCGGAACGCCCAGCTGGAATGCTCGGTAGGCGATGTCCTCCTTGAGGAAGGTCAGGTACGGGGCCCTGATGAAGTCATCGGACGGTGCTTCACCATCATCGAGAGTAGGGATGGCACCGAAGCCTTCGTTGCCGAGGATGACAGTTCGTGCTACCGAGGAGATGAAGCGCGGACGGCAATCCGGGTAGACCCAGTGATCGCCTGCGTGTACGCCAGTAGCGACGAACTCACACTTGCTGTTGACAGCCGCACCAGCTGCGATGGACAGCATGATCATGTTGCGGTTCGGGACGACCGTGAGGTTCATGTTGCTCTCGGCGTAGTGGCCCTCAGGGACATCATCGTCCCCGGTAAGCGCACTGTTGCTGATGAGCTTGGTCACACTCCGCAGATCGACGAGGGTGAAGTCGAGCTTGAGCTGAGTCGCCGTGCGCTGTGCATACTGCAGTTCCTTGCTGTGACGCTGACCGTAGTCGAAGGCGAGCAGGTGCGGCTTGTGGCCGTCCGCTACGAGGTCGTAGGCGAGCGTCGTGGAGTCGAGGCCACCTGAGACGATGGCGACGCAGTCGGTCATTCTTCCTCCGAAGAGATGTTGGGCTTGATCATCTCGGTTCTGCCAACTCGTGTGCGCGTGATGAGTCCACGTTGTTCGAGTGTCTCCAGGGCGGCATTGGCATCTCGAGATGATAGGTGGTAGGCCTGCATGAGTGCGCTACGTGCGATACCTGCACTACGAAGGATCGCATTGTAGATCGTCATGATGCGCTTCTCGTCACGGCTGTGACCAACGTTGATGACTACTTCCTTAGCGTACTCCCTCCACTTCTGTCCGTAGTGTGCAGCATGTACGATGTCTCTGAGCTCGACTAGTACTCGTTCGCAGCCAGCTTGCCGACTCGCGGCCAACAGCACTGCTGCCTTCAACAGCGACTTGGCTAGTCGGTCATACATGGGCGTGAACACTTCGGGCTTCTCTGACTTGACTCCAGACTTCATCAGAGAGGTCTCAAGCGCGTTGTACCTAGTCCACGCTTGCGACGTGAGCTCTGCGGTCCACACGCGCTTGTTATGCGTGGTCACGAGCTTGCCTTTGACCTTCACCTGCTCCATAGCAGTGTAGGCTGCAGAGAGATCGCGGAGCTCGTCCATCAGTGTACCTCGCTCGCCCCAGTCCTTCTCCGTTGGCGGACCGAGTGGCTGGACCCTGTTGATGTCCGACTCAGCTGTGATGAAGATGAACCGGGGTAGGAAGCCTGATGCGATCTGCTCATCAGTCAGGATCTCCTGCACCTTGCTACGGATACCACCCGTGTACAGGATGACGACGGGATTCTTGACTTCGACGACCTCACGTCGTAGTAGTCGCTTCTGCTGCTTACCGTCGTACAGCTTGGTTAGCATCTCAGCGAACCCTGCCATGTAGTCCCGCTTGTTCATCTGTTCTAGGAGACCAGAGAACTCGTCGCGCAGGAAGACAGATGGTCTTCCAGGCCTGGCTGCAAGGGCGGTAAACAGTCCCTCGATGGATCCGTCAGTCGCTAGGAGTACATCTGGATCCACCTCGCCTGCCATATCCATGGCGATGTCCATGGACGTCGTCTTACGAGTCAGCGTGGTGTCCGCCAGGATCATGAACCAGAGGTTAGGCACCACCGTCCCAAAGCTCGTTGGCAGCTTTACAGAGCCTGCCAACAGACTTGACAAGTTTACGAAGGCGCCCGCCTGATGATACTGAGGTGCGGCGTCGCCGAGACCAGATGCCCAATCGATGTACCTCTCTACGAAGGTGTTCTGTCGTTCAGCGATAGCTTGCTCTGCGTCCGTTAGGAGTGGCGGCTCTGCCTCTATGCCGCGCGGGCGCATCACCCCCGTGTGGAATTTGTTGCGAAAGAAGGCGCGGCATACGTCCGACCAGAGGTACTCCGGAGGCTTTCGATCACGCTTGAACTTGTTGCATGCAGCCTCATTGGCTACGACGAACACCTGTTCTTTAGTGAGCCCAGCCTCGAAGAGGTGCATGAGCAAACTCCACAGGGGGTGTGACCAAGACTCTCCTGGGGGAGGAGTGAACTGGTATAGTTCGCGCGCCTTGTCGGAGATGTCGTACTTGTGTATCTCCATGAGTTCCTCTGCCGTCTCCTGGGGGAGGTCACCAGGGAACGGGATGTCCATGTACTCGTTGCCTTGCACCTGCGGGAAGACATCGAACTCCGCAGGCCTAAAACGTCCGCCTTCAGTAGTCTTGACTACCGTCACTGTGTGCGGTGACACGTACTTGTAGTTCATCGTGTACGGGACACGAAGTAGCCTACCCAAGTTCCAGCAGTGGTCGGCACCGTTGGACTTGTATGCTGCCGCGATTCTCCTCGAGATGTTCTCTGCTACATCGGGTTCGAGGAGCCTGTCGAACAACCAGATGCCCTGGTACTTACCAGGTGACGACATGATTGTGATGGATGGTTCTAGTGCTAGGTCATCGGGGTGGCACGTGTCAAGGTCAGCCCATGCACAGGTAGTGTACGCTACCGTCTTCTTGAGCCTGCGTGGCTCGTTGAACACCTGCGGGCAGTAGTAAACGTTTCGTCCTTCGATGCTTTCGATGCGATCGAGGAACGTCTCCATCTCGCTTGGCCACTTGAAGAACTCCTCCTGAAAGTCATTCAGGTCAGTGTCCATTGTAGCCAGTACGATGTAGCCCTCAGTGCCGCTATACAACGCTCGGAAGAACGTCTTGCGTGATGCGTAGAACTCAGAATGAGCCAAGTATAGCCGCCCTTCACAGCACTGGGTGGAGAGGAGGGACCTCGAACCTCTACTGAGCGCCGCCCGTCATAGAGTACATCGGATCAAAGTGCACTCTGCCTAGGACTTGACTACGGCAACCTCGTCGAGGTCCCTCCGTGTTGTGCGGGGTACCCTCCCGCTCCCGGTCCTGCATCTACCGCTAGCTGCTTCCATGACAAGGAAGTAGAACGTATGACGAACGCTCACAGCCAACACCGGCCCGTCTGCACTACTTACGGCAGGAGCGACTTGGATTCGTTAGTCGCCGAGGCCTTCACACCATCCCAGCTCTCCGCCGGGAAGTAGGCCTTGATCTCGTTACGGGCGTCGTACGTCTTGCTCGGGTCCCTCGGGTCCTGACGCGGTCCCTGGATGACGACCTTGACGACGAGCAGTCGCTCCTCGAAGGGTGCAGCGAGGATCCTGGTCGGGTTGTAGTCGAGCTTGCCCTCGACGTCGTAGCCGAGAGCTCCGAGGAAGCCCTTCAGGTTGAAGAGCGTTGCGGAGACCGTCGGCATCATGTTGGACCAGAGCTTGCGGCCCTCGACCTTGCCGTAGCCGTCGACTTCCTTGGGCTCCTGCACGGTGAACTCGAACTGGTGGAGGGGCGCTCCAGCGTTCTTGGAGTTCGGGCCGCACTCCTTGGCCTCGAAGTCGGTAACCGCCACCAGGTACTTACCCAGCGGCATCGGGTCGAAGTTCCGAGTCTCGACGTTGGTGAAGTCGATACTGAAGTCCATCGCGTCGCCGCTCATCAGGTCGTCGCTCACGCGTTTGCCTTTCGATTGATTGCGTAGTCGTAGATGTCACGCATCGTCGGTTCCTCTAGTACCAGGGGCAGACTGCCTGAGCGGTCCTTAGCCACCTGGGTTTCTGTTGCACCCGTAAGCAGGAAGCGCTTACGGACGTACGCCTCTCCTTCCTTGATGTTCTTGACGTACATGTACGTCACGATGTCCAGGAAGGCTGCTACCTCGTTAGCCAGCTTGCCAGGCAGCTGAGGCAGCGTCTTCACTGTACCCGTCTTCGGGTCCTTGTCCTGCTTGGCAAGACAGGTGAAGAGGGCGTTCATGGGCAGGTCGCGGAAGGCACGAACGAAGAGCCGCATCTGCTCGATGTTCTTACCCCACTCCCGCATACTGGGGATGTCCGGGTCTCTACTCGGTTCCCGAGCAACCAGGTCCTTCATGATCTGGTACATGGAGAACTTTTGGATCTCACCGAGCGAGTCCAGGACAACGGTCCTGTAGGGATGATCCCCTCGGTACAGCTCGTTGTACAGCCGCTGCATGTCGTCCCAGCTCTGCACACGAACGACTTCAGCGTCCGGGTACGTATGAGCCAGTGTGAGCGTACCACCCTCGACGTCGATGACGAGGATGGGACGCATCTCAGGCACAGCGTCTGCTGACCCGGTGATCTGTGTCTTGCCAACACCGGAGTCACCGTAGACGAGCATGTTGATGGTCTTGGGCCGCTCCCGAACAGCAGCAACCCTTAGCCCGCCAAGGCTGCTAGGCGTAAGCTTGCCAGTGTTCTCTGCAGTAGCTGTCATCGGTTAGCTCTGCGGGAGGCACGTGCAACCTTGTTGCGTGCACGTCGTCGCTGCTTGCTGCCGTGCGGATCCGGCTTGCTACCTCGGTGCTTGCAGATGTGCAGACCTGCCTGGCAGACACTCATCTGCACACCCATGATGGTTGCTGCACCATCTCGGTAGGTAGGACTGGCACTCTTTCGGTAGCCGATGCGCTGCGTCTGCTTCACTTCTTCTTGCCAAAGCCCATGTTGCCGGACTTCTGCGCGCCCTTCCTGCCAGCCTCCTTGGACTTGGCGTTGCCCGGCTTGGACTCCGGCGGCACCTTGCCCGTCTTCTTGCTCGGCGCGACCTTCTTGCTACCCTTCGGCGGGACGTCGGACTTAGCCATTAGTGCTCCTTCATCTTCGTGACATGAACAGTTATCATTGAGTGGACACATTTGCTGACCTACTCGTAACTCTTTGACTCGGTCAGCTTGTCCAGGTCGTACCTACCCCGCTTGACATCCGCCAAGAAGTTCTGGTACGTCCTCTCGCCTAGGAAGATGACTCCCCAGGAGGGAAGCTTCGTGTCCTGGATGATACGGATCTTTCGAGGGTCTTCGCCTTCAAGGAGGCGTCCTGGGGTCTCGCGCTGCATGACTCGCACACAGTCCATCGCTTCGCTGTAACTACTCTTGCGCGCCTTCACCAGCGTACCTCTCCAGCTTGTCCAGGTCCAGCTCGCCCCGCTTGATGCTGTTGAGTAGCTTGGTGTAGCCACCTTCGCGAAGGAGAATGGCGTCGTACATGGGGTTCTTGGTGTCCCGTATGAGGCGTACGCTTCTCGGGTCTTCGCCGTCAATCAGGCGACCGCCGCACGCTCTCTGCAGAACTTCGACACAGTCAGCCGTGCTGCTGTAGGTGC